TCGGTGCGAACATGGCTTTTGCAAACTATATTATTTATAGTGCTTACTTGCGAAAAGTGACACCCACTGCCCCAATTACCGTGTCAGGGAAAACCTTGTTTGACACGATTGAGCTAGAGTTTGCTTCCCGTGTTTACATTTAATTTTATACTATCTAAGTCAATCAAGGCTTAGGTAGTAACCCCTAAGATTTATGTATAAAAGATGACATCTGTACTTTATGGACAAAATTAAGATTCGATGCTCCGCCAACAGAAATCCAGGTGAAGTTAGCGATCGCCCAAGCACATTTTGATATTGGTAGAAGTAAACTTAATTAAGCAAAAACAAAGTATAATAGACCTATTAGCATTAAAAACGAAAATCAATTATGAAAGCCAAAAAAACTGCTGTTGAAGGACAAAAGAAAATTAAAACCGTTCCTCCTGCTGTTGTATCCGAAGATGAGGATGCTTTAGGGGAAGGGGAGACATTGCAGGAATTTGATAAAAGAATGGCTAAGAAATATCCAAAAAAAAGCTATGACGATTTGACAGAAGAGGAAAAACGAGAACGTGCCAAACGTTTTGTAGCTCAAGGGCCGGAAGACTGGTAAACCCCGACCTGCACCCGTACAGAAAGACTCGGTAAATCTATTCTCAAAAACAATGGTCACTACCTTAAACCGTCAAAATCCCCCTAGCTTTGATGCTGCCCCAACAGAAGTGCAGATGAAACTTGGTATTTCTCAAGTCTTGTCGATGCCATTTGCCTACAACTCTCCGGTTATCGTTCTGGATTTTGAAGTAGGCAACAAAAACATCATCAAAGGACGGTTTAAGGACGCCATTAGATCCCGTGTTTTTGAGTTTGAAATCGGGGATTCCATTACCTTCAAACCGTTTATCTGGAAACGAACGGACAGCCTCGACGTTGACCCCGTGGCGTGGGAAGACTACTCAAAGGGGTATTGCTACCGATTCGATGTAGCTAAGACCGTTAGGAAGGAAAAACCTAAGTGTGGCAATACTTCCTACAACTGTGGCAAAGCCTGTATTGGGTTGAATAAGAATTGCAAATCAGATTTACCGGATAAACCCTCCCAAGAAAAAGTCGATAAACTCAGAGCCGCAGCAGGGAAATTTAAAGCTGTTCAGGATGACCCAACCAAGAAGCAAGAAGATAATAAATTAACTCCAAAGCCACCGGAAACAAAACCGACACTAGCGAACGAAGATAAAATGCGCGATACACTAAAGAAAGCTATCGCGGAAAATGAGTTGAATAAAAGTTTAGCAGAAACAGCTTATCAAAAATACCACCAGTATCAAAACGGACTAAAAAATGAAGCAGAAGGTTTATCATCTCGGTCTATCGCTAATTTATATCAAATCCCCCACGCCACTGCTGTAGCTAGAATTAACGGACTTAGAGAAGCTGTTGGACTAGGAGGGTCTAATGCTGTATCTGTTGACAAAGAATTAGGGGGAAGAATTAACGACCTTTTAAATAATGGGAAACAAATTAAAATTAATTTGTCAGGCGGTCAACTAAAAGATCAGAAAAAAGAACCAAGTCAAACAACAATTAATGCTGACAAAAAATGGTCTGACTTTTTAGAATCTAAAAATGTTACAGAGAAAGGACTTAGAAAACTAGACCCTGAGACTAGAAAGAAAATTACAGAAGAATTTGAAAATACTCGGATTGAAGAAAGGGCTCAGGAGTCAAGAAAAAGGAAAGGTCTATCACTACCTGAAGACCCCAAACCATCCCCAGATTCAACAGGGGTTAAGGGTGCGGGGGGTAAATCGGTTGATCAACAATATAAGGATATTATTGCCAGTTCTAAAGATCCAAAGGGAACAGAGGAAGCTATAGCAGAGGCTTTATCCGGCACTTTGGATTACAAAAAACAAACCTATGAGCGATATTTAGCAGCACAGGCAAGTGGAACAGTCCCGCCAGGATATGAAAAGCGTTATCAGGAACATATTGATCAATATAAACCCGTTATTGAAGCGGAGCAATTCTTTAACGAGAGAAGACAGAAGGCGGTCAATGGCGACTTTGAAACAGAAGCCGAAGTAATGGCTTATATGGGGTCATTGAAAGGGAAATATAAAAACAGTTATGAATTTTACGACAGCCCAGAATATACCGAAAAAAGAAGTAAAATAGAATCAATAATTAAGAATAATTACGAACTTCCCCCACCTTTATCTGGCAATATCCCGCGCAGTGAATTAAAGAAAACTTTAAGCCCAGGGGATAAATTGTTGGTGAAAGAAAACACCTATGGCTCTATGGGGAGTTCGGGAAATAATAATATTCCTACTGGGTACAACATCAGGGAAGGGGGAGAAGTAACCAAGGTTGCTGTCACGAATGTTGTGGCTAAAAAGCAATATAGCGGTCAACAAAACGCATTTGAGTCTAAGACTCCAATGAAAGACATTACTCATGTCATCCGAGATGGTAAACGTTACAAAGTAGATGATTCTGATAGTTCCCCCAACGACTTAAAGCCTGATGCCCCCCAATCCCAGAAAGCAGTAAAACAAAAGTCAGTAAAACAGAAAACAATAAAAGTTCAGGAGGTGCGATCGCCACAAGAATCCCCATTAGTCCCGAAAGAGGAAATCGTCAAAGAGACTCCTAAATTAATAGGAGATGGAACCCACGACGGAACCCCTAAAAACGCACAAGAATACTACGAGGCGATGGTTAAAAAAGGGGAAAACATTACTATAGAGGAGGCTGAGAAAATCATTAAATCAGTCAAAAGATGGATCACAGACTCCGATGAGGTCAGAGACGATCAAAAAGATGGGAGGCCAAATAAAAACGAGGAAAATATCAATAGGTTCATGAAAAGCATGACACCCTATGATGGGGATGTAAGTAGAGGGATTCTTTTTAATAGTAGAGAAGAAGTTGAGACGTGGTTAAAAGGGGATGAAAACGGCGTTTTAGACAACCAAAAAGCTCATGCTTCATGGACTTCTGATGACAAAGTAGCTTATGATTTTTCAAAAGCTAGCTACAAAGAAAATCCATCTTTGTCTCAATATGTAGAAGGAGCTTATCCTGTTATTATCAAGGCAAAAAACAAGACGGGGGTATCAATTAAGGATGTAGGACTAAAGCCTCAAGAATCGGAAGTTATTGTTTCAAAAGATGCCAAGCACAAAGTTAAGAGTGTTACTGAGAAAAATGGCATATTCTATGTAGAAACCGAAGAAATTTAATCAAGGACAAATTTATTTTCTGTTCGTCCAAAGTAAAAATGATATAATTTAATAATAATTGCCTCTCGCGGTGTTTACGCACTACGAGAGGCTTGTAAACCAACACTTTCAAGGAGATGGTTCACTATGTCAGACATTATACGATCAATTCGTGCCGAAATGGTATTAGGCAACAGAAGTATTGATTGCTATTTGTTCCCAGATGGGGAGAAACGGATCGGAATTGGTTTAGTGTGCGTGATATAATTAATTGAGTTTAGGCTGATTTTTTATCAGAAAAGCTAAACTTTCTAAAAGGCTAGAATGCCTACCGTGTAAGGGTTTCTACAGTTCGCACAAAAGCAGAAAAACAGGACTCTAAAAGGCTAGAATGCCTACTGTGTAAGGGTTTCTACAGTTCGCACAACCAAAAGAAAGACAATCAAGAAACCCGCAGAATAATATCCTTCGCGGTGCTATCAACACCCAAGGATCTGTAAACCTCCATCTATTAAACAAAAGGTTCACCATGTCAGACATTATACGATCAGTCCGTGCTGAATTAACTCTAGGGAATAGAACTATTGACTGTTATCTGTTCCCGAATGGAGAGAAACGGATCGGAATTGTTGGGGCCGGAATTGCAATCGGTCGGGGGAAAGATTTCTTGGGGCGTTTATTAAAAAGTGAATCAGAAGTTCTTAAGTCTTTGCTAGGGCTTGGTTTTTCTGGTACGACTCAGGACTCTGAAATAAAGAAAGCTAGAGGGACAACCCGAAGCAAGACCATCTCATCCAGAGACTTTACGAAGTTAATCACATGGGATGCGGTAGTTAACAATAATCAAGATTCCATTATTTTGTTGGCTGCGTTTGCCGAGACGGGGTTGGATGACATATTGGAAAAAGTCTTCACCCGGCAATCGTTGGACTTTCTGTTGGAGAAAATAGTCCACTATAGTAAATGGACTATGGAAGACTTACAAGAAGCCCTCGATGCAAATAACGATGATTGGAGAGTGATCAGGGAACAAGAGCAGTTTTTATTAGAGGGCTAAACATCAAATTTGTTTAACAGGTTAGTATGGGATATATGCTACTCTTAACCCCATGCTAACTCTAAAATTCGTTGCTAACGGCTCCAAAGATTGGTAAACTAAGAAGATTAGCAAATTAAATTAATTCATATTATGATTACAACTCCCGTCATCAAAGCAAACCAATCTAACGCGGCTCCCACCGAAGTTCAGATGAAGTTAGCGATCGCGCAAGTCCTATCACTTCCATTTGCCTACAACTCCCCCGTAATTGTCCTAGATTTTGAGGTAGGTAACGGGAATGTGATCAAGGGTAGATTTAAGGATGCTTCCCGACTCCGTATATTTGAATTTGAGATTGATGACTTCATAAATTTTAAGCCATTTACCTGGAAAAGAATAGACAGCGCGGATATCGATCCAGTGGTGTGGGAAGAATTTTCTAAAGGGTACACCTATCGGTATGACGCAGTTAAAACCAAGAGGAAGGAAAAACCTAAGTGTGGCAATACCTCCTATAACTGCGGGAAGGCTTGTATTAGCTTAAATAAGAACTGCAAGTCAGACCCCCCTGATAAACCTTCCCAGGAAAAGCTGGACAAAGTTAAAGCTATGGCGGGAGGGTTTAAGGAGGCTCAGGATGATCCGGCTAAGAGACAGGAGAATAACAAGCTGACACCGAAACCAGCAGGAAAGTGGGATGATGCTGCTTCTCGGTTGGGGGCGGATCAAGTCTTGTCTTCAGGAATAGCAGAAGCAGACCCCAGTAAAATCCAGGTTGACCCCAAAAGATTTCAATACAAGATCATTGGCGAACAAACCAAGTCGGGAGAAGTCGGGAGTTTGTCGGGAGTTAAAACGTGGGATTCTAACCTGGGTGGCATCCTTCAAGTTTGGCAAGATCCCAAAGATGGCGGTGTTTATGTCGTGAACGGTCACAACCGACTTGCATTAGCTAAAAAACTAAATGCTGAATCTGTCACTGTAAAATTAATTGATGCTAAATCTCCAGAAGAAGCCCGTGCTATTGGTGCGTTAACAAATATCGCAGAAGGTCGAGGCAATGCTCAGGATGCAGCTAAATTCTTTAGAGATTCTGGTTTAACAAAACAAGACCTAGAGAAAAAAGGCGTACCCATGAGGGAGAAAATAGCTGAGGACGGGCTGGCTTTAGCTAGTCTAAGTGACTCTCTATTTAATAGAGTGGTACAGGGTCAAATCCCCGAACAAAGGGCTGTTGTAATTGGTTCTAAAATTAAAGATCACCGCCAACAACAAGACTTACTAGAGTTAGTGGAAAAAGAAGAGAAAAAAGGCAAAAAGATCACTAATGACACCATAGAGGAATTGTCTGATATGGTAACAAATGCCCCAACAGTAACCGAATCTCAGGGTGGCTTATTTGATTTGTTGGGATTTTCCCCTGAATCTCGCTCTTTGGCTATTGAAAAAGCCCAGATTCAATCTGCTATAAAAAGACAGTTGCAAAGGGAAAAGCGTTTATTCTCAACTGTTGGGAAGTCAAAAGCTGCCTCAGATTTAGCCAAAGCAGGAAATAAAATCAACGTAGAGGAGTCAAGTGAAATTGCTGATATTGCAGAAAAAGCACTAGGGGCATTTGATCAAGAAAAAATGCTAACAGGAAAAGTTTCGACACTTTTGAATCAAGCAGCAGAAAAATTAGCCAATAATCAAAAAGGTTCTGCTAAAATAATAAAAGAAGTATATGAACAGGTACTAGATGAACTACAAAAAACTTACCGATTTGGAAAAAAACCGAGTTCTTGATGAGGTTGTAGCGTATAATCGTCTACTTGAAGACAAGAATCGGTTAGCTACCCAAAAGACAGAAAACAGTCAAAAGTCAAAACAATATTAAAAGAGGGTTTTGAGGGTGCAGAGGGTAACTGAAACGGTAAGATGGAGGAGGTGTTAAAGCCTTCCTTTTTTATATTAAAATTAGGATATATTTTACTTTTAACCCTATGCTATCCCTAAAATTCGTTGCTAACCAAGTCCAAAATTACCTCAATAAATTAATCAGAAAGTTTCAGAACCTCACACCTGAACTGCATAAAGTCGGGCAGTTTATGGTGGCATCAACCGACGAGAACTTTCAAAAGGAACAGAGTCCTTACGGGGAGAAATGGGAACACCTAGCCCCATCAACCCTTAAATACAAGGCTAGTCGGGGTTTTATTATGCAAATACTACAACGCCAAGGATTGTTGCGATCTTCTATTCGAT